GGAGGCTAAAAATGAAGAAACCAATGTTCGCAGTTTTTGACAATGTTGCAAAAGTGTATTTGCAGCCGTTTTTAGAAACAACAGATGGTACAGCTGTGAGAGCTATACAAGATGCGGCTAAGGGTGATCATCCCTTCGCAAAGCATCCTAGGGATTTCACCTTGACTAGACTTGGTTTGTATGACGAGGAAACAGGAACACTAAACCAAGATAGTAAGGTTGATATTATCGAGTTAGAAACATTAGTTGGAGAATAAGATATGTTTGGGCCAATGGGTAATTTACCGTCACAAATGAAGCATGAGTTTAGCAGAGTACCAAAAGCTGATATCCAGCGTAGTGTTTTCAATCGTAGTCACGATTTAAAAACAACATTTGATGCGGGCTATTTGGTCCCAATATTCGTAGATGAGGCGTTGCCGGGCGATACATTTACATTAAATGCAACAGCGTTTGGCCGTCTCGCTACACCCATAAATCCAATTATGGATAACATCCATATTGAAACATTTTTTTTCGCAGTCCCACACCGATTGGTGTGGAATAACTGGGAAAAGTTTTGTGGTGAACAAGATGACCCGGGCGATAGTACAGATTATTTGATACCAACGGTGTCAGCAACAGCAACAAACGGAAGTCTGTGGGATTATTTTGGTATCCCAACAGACGTGAGTTTGACGTTCAACAATTTAGCAGGTCGTGCATATAACCTGATATATAATGAATGGTTCCGAGACGAGAATTTACAGGATTCTGTAACAGTAGATAAAGGCGATGGACCAGATACAGCAAGCAACTATGTTTTGCTAAAGAGAGGCAAAAGGCATGATTACTTTACGTCATGTTTGCCTTGGCCACAAAAAGGTGACGCAGTTAATCTACCGTTAGGTGATAGCGCACCATTAGTAGCAGATGCAGAAAATGCATATTTATATGCAGAGGTTAATGGAGTAGGCAGAAATATTAAATGGGACGGTACAGGCCTGGTTATGCAACCACAGGCCCTACTCCAAGGCTCGTCACAATTAGTAGCAGATTTGGCAGATGCCACAGCCGCAACAATTAACGAATTGCGCGAAGCGTTTCAAATTCAAAGATTGTACGAACGTGATGCACGTGGTGGTACACGTTATACAGAGATTATTCAAAGCCACTTCGGCGTAACATCACCCGATGCGCGTTTGCAGCGCCCAGAATATTTGGGTGGCGGTAAAGATAGAATTAACATTCATCCGATTGCACAGACTAGCTCAACCGATGCAACAACACCTCAAGGTAATTTGTCAGCATTCGGAACAACAGGTTTCGGTGGTCATGGATTCAGTAAATCGTTTACAGAGCATTGTGTAATTATTGGACTGGTAAACGTATACGCAGATTTAACCTATCAGCAAGGGTTAAATCGCATGTTCAGTAGGCAAGATCGCTGGGATTATTATTGGCCAGCGCTTGCACATCTAGGTGAACAAGCAGTGTATAATAAAGAAATCTATGCTGATGGAACAGCAAACGATAATGCAGTTTTTGGTTATCAAGAACGGTTTGCAGAATATCGGTATAAGCCAAGCATGATCACAGGTCAATTTAGAAGCAATTATGCACAAAGCCTAGATAACTGGCATGTGGCACAAGATTTTGCATCATTGCCAGCACTCAATGCATCGTTCATTGAGGAAAACCCACCAATGGACAGGGTTTTAGCAACACCATCAGAGCCGGATATCATTTTGGACGCATATTTCGATTTAAAATGTGCGCGTCCAATGCCGACATATAGTGTCCCTGGGTTAATTGATCATTTCTAGGTGGTGTTATGGATAGCGCTAAGTTGGCTATTATTGTGCATGTTAGTCGTAAGTATATTGCCCCTGTCGCTCTTGGTGCGCTTGTGGTTTGGCTTGTGGCTAACGAGCTGGGCGATTGGGCTGATGTTGTTTGTAGTGCTGCTGGTGCTTTAGCTATAGCCGTGGAGGCGTGTCATGTTCGGTAGTTTATTAAAAGCTGCAGCACCGGCTTTGCCGTTTGTAGGTGGTTTCTTTGAAAGAAAGTCAAATAGATCAGAAGCATCGCGGAACAGATTTTTTAGTGATGCACAAGCACGTCGAGCTGAACAGTTTAGCGCGGCGCAAGCCGCAGAAAATAGAGCGTTTCAGGAGCGTATGAGTAACACGCAATATCAGCGTGCAATGGCTGATATGCGTGCAAGCGGGTTAAACCCGATGTTGGCGTATTCACAAGGTGGAGCTGGTAACTTGTCAGGGGCTACTGCAAGCGGTGTAGCAGGCTCAGGAAGTATGGCAGCCCCTGCCCCCAACCTTGGCGAATTAGCGCAAGGCGGGGTAACAGCTAAGTTAATGCAAAAGAATATGAAAGCGCAAAATAGGTTAATAGGCGCTCAAGAGCAAGCGCAACGCGAAGCGGCAAGCGCAACCTTTTATGATGCCCAAAACAAAAGGTTAGACGGAATGCTTAAGGTTTTGGATGTACAAAATTATACAAAAGCGAAGCAAGGTCCTCAGTATTTTAGAGACAGTAAAGATATACGAGGCGTTTTGGGTAGAAGGTTGGAAGAAGGCGCACAAAGTGCGGAAGATTTGTTGGGTAAACTCAAATCAATGTTAGGAAAGTAAAATGAGCAAAATAGCGTTTAAAACACCATATGGTGATCGAAATAGAGTGTCGTTTGAGACAGTTGGCGAAAGCCAAACACAACAGCATTTTGCAAAAGAAACAGACATAAAGACGATCATTAAAAAACATGATCGTACAGGTATCATTAGCCATGTAGCGCGAGGTGTCGCGCATTATGGCGATTATAGTGAAGTTAACGAGTATCGTGAGGCGCTGGATATTGTGAACAGCGCAAATGCGTCATTCGAAATGTTGCCAGCAGAATTACGCAAGATGTTCGACAATGACGCAGGTGCGTTTTTTGAGTTTGCAACAGATCCAAAAAACGATGAAAAGATGGTTCAGATGGGGCTCAAGGTAGCGCCTCCCTCACCTGAAAAGGCTCCATCTGAGCCAGCAAAACAAGGTGATGCTAACGCATCACAAGAATCAACAAGCGACGAATAAGGAGCACCGCA